TGCAAGCGATGGAATCAAGAAGAAGATTAGGCAGGAATTTAAATATATTCTTTCTCTTTTAGACTTTGATAAAAAGTCTCATGAAATTTATAGAAATTGGTATGTGGATGGTAGACTATACTATCACAAAGTAATTGATTTAAAAAATCCACACGAAGGGATTCAAGAGTTGCGTTACATAGACCCAATGAAAATGCGTTATGTAAGGCAGCAAAAGAAAAGTGAAAAAGATAAGTACAGATTAGCGAATATTAATTCCGATAATCCAATGGATTTTGAGTTTCCTCAGATTGAGGAATATTTCATTTATAATCCAAAAATGACATATCCAGCAAGTAATCCATCATCTCTAGGTGGAACTGCAGGTATCAAAATGTCAAAAGATTCCATTACTTATTGTACATCAGGTCTAGTAGATAGGAATAAAGGTTCAACTCTTTCATATCTTCATAAAGCAATCAAATCACTCAATCAACTTCGTATGATTGAGGATAGTCTTGTTATCTATAGATTATCTCGTGCTCCTGAGCGTCGTATTTTCTATATTGATGTAGGTAATCTTCCTAAAGTAAAAGCAGAACAATATCTTCGCGATGTTATGATGCGTTATCGCAATAAACTTGTATATGATGCAAATACAGGAGAAATTCGCGATGATAAAAAATTTATGGCAATGCTTGAGGATTTTTGGCTTCCTCGTCGCGAAGGTGGTAGGGGAACCGAAATTTCAACTCTTCCGGGTGGACAAAACCTAGGTGAAATTACAGATATTGAATATTTCAAGAAAAAACTTTTTCGTTCCCTAAACGTTCCACCATCAAGAATGGATGGAGAGGGTGGATTTAATCTTGGCAGATCATCAGAAATTCTTCGTGATGAAGTTAAGTTCAGCAAGTTTGTTGCTCGTCTTAGAAAGAGATTCTCATATATGTTCCACGATATGCTGAGAACTCAACTTATTCTCAAAAATATTATTACTCCAGAGGATTGGAGTATTATGGAAGAACATATTCAGTATGATTTTCTTTATGATAATCATTTTGCAGAACTTAAAGACGCAGAACTTCTCAACGAAAGATTAAATATGGTTCAAGTTGCAGAACCTTATGTTGGAAAGTATTTCTCTCAAGATTATTTGAGAAGAAAAATTCTTCGCCAAACTGATGAGGAAATTGTTGAGCAGAATAAAATTATGAAGAAAGAAATTAAAGATGGAATTATTCCCGACCCAAATGCACCGGTTGATCCAACAACAGGTATGCCATTAGGACCAGAAACGGCAGGAATGGATTTGGGACAACCAGTAATGGAACCAAATCTTGATGCTCAAGGTGCTGCAACTGAAGCAAGCGGCAAGATTGCAGAAATGCCCAAGGGTGGCGAGATATAAATAAAGAAAATATTATTAGGTATTAACAATGGATGAACTTATGGATATGATTGCAGGTGATGAAGCACCTTCACAAATCAGCGATAAAATTAAAGAACTTTTATTTACAAAGTCCGCTGAAAAGATTGATGAATTCCGACCAGCAGTTGCAAATGCTATGTTTAACGGAGAAACCGAAGAGGAAGAATGAAATCTTTTAAGGAATTCCTTTCAGAGTCAGTAAATATTTCTGGAGATTTTAACGGAAATCTCTACATCAATTCTTCCCAACCAGAACCACAACAGGTTGGAGAACAATATACTGCAGATGTCTTGTGGAACGGAAGTCTCTACAGAATGGAACTAACATCAAATAATGGAGTTCCATCAAAGCAAGATCTTGGTGAACGATTGCAAGCAGAGTATCCTGGAGCAATTGTTCACCAAATTTATCCAGTAATGGAAAAAAATATTAATATTAAAAATACGCAAAGATACCACCCATCAAAATTAGAATGGATTGATTGATAAATGGCTCAGTGGAACAAAACTACTCAAGATTATTTAAATCAAGAAAGAAGTCTTTTTGAAGTAAATATTTGTGCCGATAGATATGGTAATATTGATGGATGCAATGGGACTGCGAGTGCTAACAGTGCATTTGGTGAAAATATTTCAGTCCCAGTAACTCCAGTTCTTCAGTTAGATGGTTTATATGGTTTAAATTCTGATAGATTTGAACTTTATACATCATCAACTGGTATTACAACATCAAACACTTTGATGACTGTAAAAACTGGAACTGGTGCTGGTGGATATGCTGTTATTCGTTCTAAAAGGGCAGTAAGATATCGTCCAGGTCAAGGTGCTCTCGCCAGATTTACTGCAAAATTTGATGAAGGCAGGACTGGATATACACAAAGAGCTGGATTTTTTACTCAAGAGCAGGCTTTGCAGGTTGGTTTTAATACGGATGGGCAGTTTGGTATTCTTCGTGAAAATGGCGGTAAAGCACATATTCACAAGTTCCATATTACAAACGCAGCATCTGGAACAGAAAATATAACAGTTACTCTCGCGGGAGTTGCAAAAACGGTTTCAATTCCATCAGGAACAACAACTCAAAATACAACTGGAATTGGAACTAACACATTTCCCGGATGGGTAGTAGATTATAATGATTCGGATGTTATTTTTCTATCAGAAAGTGTTGGTCCAAAAACGGGAACTTTTTCAATTGCAAGTTCCGGAACTTTAGTAGCAACATCAACAACTGCACAAGCAGGTGTTGCACATTCTGATACTTGGATTTATCAAAATGATTGGAATTTTGATACTTTAACTGGCGTCGGAGGAACAGCAAATCCATCAGGAGTTACACTCAATCCACAAAAATTGAATGTTTATCAAATTAATTTCAGGTGGTTGGGCGTTGGTGAAATGAGATTTGCAATTGAAAACCCTCTTACTGGTGATATGATGCCGATTCATCATATTCATTTTACTAACAAAAATGATGACGTTCATTTAGATAATCCATCACTTAAAATTGGTTATGTCGCAGCAGAAATGACCGGTAGTTCTGGTGTAGGAGTGACTGTATCAGGTGCTTCTATGATGGGAGCTATTGAAGGAATCATTAATACAACCACATTTCCAGTTGCAGTATCACGTTCAAAAACTGGAAATATGAATACTACAGATACAATTTATCATTTATTGACTCTCAAAGGAAATCTCATATCAAATAATAAAATTAATACACGAGAACTTTTAATCAAAAGAATTACTGGAGGATCTACAGCATCTGCATCAAACCCATGTTTTCTTTACCTTTATATTAATCCCACATATTCAACACCCAAATTAGATTTTACTCCAATAGGAAATGCATCCACATATTCCACAACTGACGCAACAATAACTGGCGGAACGCCAATTGCAATGTTTAACATTACTTCTGGAGCACCAGACACATTTGACTTAGATAATTTAAGAATTGCTCTACCACCCCAAACAAAATTTGCAATTGCAATATCCTCTAGTGCCGTTATGCAATCTGCAGATTGTGCAATCACATTTGTTGAGGATTAATTAAATAATAAATAACTAAAAGTGTATTATTAAAAATAATGGCCCATAAACCAGTTGGGGCTGGATCCTCAATTTCATTTTCTGCAGGTGCAGCATCAACCTCATCTGCTTTTTCAGTACAATCCAATGTTTTAAGAGTTGTTGCTGTTGGTGGTGACGCATTTATTGCTGTTGGAGGAAATCCTTCAGCGGCAACTACCGATTATTATGTCCCAACTGGAGGCGCTGCAACTCTTGCTCTCACCAAAGCATCAAACAGAGTTGTTGGTGTTACCACAGGAGTAACGACAATTGTTACAGTCCCAGAGGGAACTCAAGTCCCATTTGGTGTAGGTGACTATGTAACTTTAACAGCAAATGGACAAAGTTATTATAATTTTACTCACCAAGAAGTAACATCAATTGATACAACTTCTGGTGTCAATGGTTATCATCAAACCAGAATGACAGTTAATTATAACTCAAGTGGAATTGCAACAGCTTTCTCGGCAAGTGATGCTTCAGTCACATTGTCAAATAAGGTTTCTGCTCGGGGAGTTGGTTCAGGAACTCTTTATTTCCAACAAGTACAAATTTCAGGACAAGCATAATGAAACTTATTACCGAAGAAATCGAATCAGTAGAAGTCCTTACCGAAACGGTCAACGGTAAGAATACTCTTTCTATTAAAGGACCTTTCCTCCAAACCGAAAAAAAAAATCGTAATGGAAGAGT